TTAAGCGGTTTGGCGCATTGAATTGTTGCGCTCGCGTTGTTCTTTGATGCGGCGAGCCGCTTCTTCGCGCACGCGTTTCAGGGCTTTTTGTTCGCGCATTTTTTCGCAGACGCGAGCGTGCGTTTCAGCGGACTTAGAGGAGGCGTGATCGCCACCGCGCAGGGCGGGAGAGCTTTCGAGACCGAGTGCGTTTTCGACAAGGGAACAAACAAATGCCGAGAATGTGATGCCTCTTCGCGTGGCTTCTTCTTCCGCGCGTTCGACCACTTTTTGAGGAAAACAAATCCCTCTTGCAACTCGTTTTTCTCTCATTTGTGAAAAATTTTCCCTTTATTTATGCGGGATTGGAGGCGTCGGCAATATTTTTTCAAAAAAACTCTTTACAATATGCAGGACTTTTTGCAATATGCAGGAAGTAAAGAGAAACAACCAAGAAAACACACAGAACAACGATGATTAAAAACACAGCAAAACAGGCAAACATTCGCCTTACGCCAGAACTTCTTGTCGCGCTCAATGCCTACACGAAAGACAGCCCCATTTCCAATTCTGTCTCTTATGCAGTGCGGAGCTTGCTCGTCGAGAGCTTGGTGGCGAAAGGCTACATCAAAGCAAAACGCGGAAAGGAACTCTAATGAAACAGCAACAACTTCTTGTTTCTGCGAACGACGCTGCAAAGTTGCTCGGTATTCGGCGCGACGAAGTCAGCGATTTTCTGATTAACCAGCTTGGCGTGAAGCCAGTCCTTTCGACGGCGACGCGGAAGTTTTCGGAAAGCAAGGGGATTAGGAATTTTCGCAAATGGAGCTTACCTCAAATTGTCAAACGACTGGAAGAATGGGACGGGAACGCGGACGTTGCGAAGGAAGAGCACCCGAACCGCAGAGCGTTCCGCCAGCCGTTTATGAAAGCACTTTACAACTCACCAAAGGAATAAACACAGATGAAGAAAGAACAACCAAACGAAAAAGAACTGCCGATGGCGCAAGAAACGCCAAAGGCGACTGTATTCGACACGCTTTCCCGCGTTGATTGCTCGGCTTATGTCGAGGTGAAGACGACAGGGAAAACCTCGCTTAGCTACTTGTCTTGGGCTTGGGCTTGGGCGACGTTGAAACGGCGTTATCCTGACGCGAGCTTTACGGTTCGTGAGTGGGACGGCAAGCCGTTCCTGTATGACGAAAACTTGGGCTACCTTGTCCAAACGACGTTGACGATTGAAGGCACGAGCTTGTCGATGCACCTGCCAGTGATGGACGGCGCGAATATGGCGATGAAGGCGAATGCCTACAAATATACGACAAAATTCGGCGAAAAGACGGTCAACGCCGCTTCGATGATGGACATTAACAAGGCGATTCAGCGTTGTCTTGTGAAAAACATCGGGCTTTTCGGGCTTGGGCTTAACCTTTACGCAGGCGAGGATTTACCGCTTGGCGAAAAGATTGACATTGAGCAAGCCCCTGACGAAGAAACGCTGAAAAAGATTTGCGCTGAAAAGAAGCAGGCGGGACTGGACGTTAAGGCTCTTACGGGCGCGTATTACCAGCGCAAAAATTACCTCAAAGAAGGCGAGCAAACCGCCGAGAGGGGAGGTCTTAGCAATGCCTAACGTGAACGAGCCTGAGCGCGTCTTTAAAGGCGTGTGGATACCCGCTGAGGTGTGGCTTCGCGACGATATTTCGCCGACGGAGAAATGCCTCCTTGCGGAGATTTCGTCGCTTGACGACGGAACGGGCTGTTATGCTCGCAACGAGCACCTTGCTAAGCTCCTGCAAGTTAGCGAGGGGACGTTGGCAAACCTTTTGAGCCGTCTGCGCAAAAAAGGTCTTGTCAAAACGGTCTCTTTCGACGGTCGGGATCGTCGTATTTCGGTCGCCTATGAGAGCGAGGTCTGCCTTCACGAAAAAATGAACGCTTCACGAAAAAGTGAAGTCTGCCTCCCCCAAAAAAATGAAGTCTACGTTCACGAAAACGTGAAAACCCCTTCACGAAAAAGTGAAGTCTGCGTTCACGAAAACGTGAGTTCTTACATTATTAAGAGAGAAAATACTATAGAGAATAGAGAGAATAATAACTGTGCGATTGGGGGTTTAGACTTCATTTCATTTGAGACGTTTTGGGCGAACTATCCGAGCAACTGCCCCCGCAAGGTTCAGAAGGCTCAATGCAAGGCTTACTGGCAAAAGGAAAAGCTGGACGACAAGGCGGAAGCCGTGATGAAGGCTTTGAAGGCTTGGAAAGCGAGCAACGATTGGACGCGCAACAACGGGCAATACATCTGCGCTCCCCTCGTTTGGCTACGAAAGCAAGCGTGGCTCGATTACGAGAATACCGCTTCCTGCGCTTTAAATGCCTCAAATTGCCCGCCTAAGTCGGAAGACGATAAATCTATCGCCTTGAAGCGTTGGAGGTTCTTCTCGGCGAAAATAAGAGGCTTCGTGATAGACGGTCGAGCACCGTGGCGAGAAGAGATTGAAATTTGCGAAGATATCGCTGACCAATACCCCGAAGAAAAATTGCCCCGCTGGGACGCGGAGCGGAAGGAGTTTGTCTAATGGCTATGACGAACGAAGAACCCGCTTTTAAGCGCATTTGGGACGGAACGCCGAAGGGCTACTCCGCCATCGAAGGCGAAGTTGACCTGCTGTGGGGCGAACAACGGATTTACCGCTCGGCAAAAGAGGCGGAAGTGGAATTTCTCGCTTGCGAAGCTAAAAAGGCAAAGGGAGCGATGTTTTTCCGTCCCGTGGCAGTTTATTGCCAACGCAAGGGCTGTTCCAACGTTGTTTTCATTCACGACGCTATCGATATGGAGACCTTTAAGCGCGGAGAAATGCAATGCTCGACGTGCAAAGAGCTTGAATATCGCTCGCTTACGCCGATGGAACGCGCCCAACGAGACAAGGAGTTTGAACGCCTTTTCTCGAATTTGAACACTTATCCCCTAAACAACTCAACCAAAGGAAAATAAAATGAACAACTGTGCTAAAAAGATTAGCGACGAAGTGTATTTTGCGTCGCCTGAAATGTCCAAGCACGCTCTTGACGCGTTTGAGAAGAACCCGTGGGGCTGGCTTAAAGCGAAAGAAGAAGGCAAAACGCTTGGCGACGAGCAAACGCCTGCGATGATTTTCGGGACGGCAGTCCATTGTGCCGTTCTCGAAGCGAAGGAGTTTGAAACGAAGGCTTGCGTTTTGCCCGACGAAATCCCCGTTCGCCGTGGCGCGAAATACGAGGTTTTTGTGAAGAAACACCCCAACCGCATTATTTTGAAAGCGGAGGAGTTTGAGCGCGTGAAGCTCTGCGCGAGTGCCATTGCGCAGTGCAAATCTGCGGAAAAGTTGCTTGGCGTTTGCCCTGAAAAGGAACTTGCCTTGTTTTGGACGGCGCAAGGATTTGAAGAAATCCCGCTCAAAAGCAAGCTCGACGCGCTCTCGGTCGAACAAGGCATTATCATTGACCTTAAAACCTGCGCGGACGCGTCAACAGATGCGTTTATGCGCTCTTGTGAATCGTTCAACTATCACCGCCAAGCTGCTTTCTACCTCGACGCGTTCACGGCGGTTTATGGCGTGAAACCGCAAGGCTTCGCGTTCGTCTGCGTTGAAACGGAATACCCGTTTACGCCAGCCGTTTATACGTTCGACACGGACAGCGATTTTATCCTCGCAGGGCGTGAAGGCTATCGCTCTGCGCTTGCGCTTTACAGCCAGTTGAAGTCGGGAGAAATCCCAGTTCCCGTGGGCTATCGGGAGCATAACCCCTCGCTCCCGCCGTGGTCAAAAGACCTTGCAAAACTCCGCAAGGCGGAAGCGGAAGAAAACATTTAATCCCTAATACCAAAAGATTATGGCAACAGAAAAAACACAGTCAGAAAAGATTATCGCCCTATTGGAAACGATTAGCTTGCAATTAGCGTCGATTGACACGGGCTTGAAACGGCAACAAGCGAGCGCACCTGTGGTGGCGCAAGCTCCTAAAACGACGGTTGAACCGACGCAGGAAGGCGCGGACGAAGCTACGTTTTACATTCTCGCCGAAGGGCGCGTCTGGAAGACAGGCAAGGGCGCGTTCTACTTCGCGAAAGTGGATCACGACCATAGCGAAACGCGTTGGTCGCTCGGCATCGCTTTGGACAAAACGAACGGCGAATGGCTCCATAAAGGCGACGTTGTAGCCGTTCGCGGACGGCGCGAAACGAAGACCTACGGAACGGAAACGCAATTCCAAGTGTTCGCGGATAGCGTCCGCATTGTTTCGCGAGCGGGAGACCGCCAGCCGTCTCAGCCGTATGTTTCTCACGAAACGTCAGAAGGCGTTTCTATCGGCGGGAACACGCCAGTGGAGGATACCGAAGACGTTCCGTTTTAATCGAACGAAAACAGGAGAGGGAAGCCAACAATGCAAGAAAATGGAAACGTTCAGCCAGTGTTTATCGAGCCGTTTAAGGTTCACCCGTGGGATACGACGACGCAAGCCGTCCTCAACGCTTTGGAGTGCCTTTGCGAGCCTGATGACGCAATTATGGTGCAGTCTGAAACAGAAATCCGCCTCATCAAACGGATTGTCCATCGCGACAAGCGTTGGCGGGAATACACCATACGGCAACGCAAGCAAAATTCGGGCGGTTGGCTTCTCTATCTAATCAAAAAACCTACAACTTCAAAGAAAGACTAAAAATGAAAATTAAATTGAGCGAATTAGACAAAGTAAAACTGACGCTTTTGTCGATTATCGACGACAACGCCGTAGCCCTTAATTCCAGCGTTTACGACGTTGAAACCGCCGTTGCTCACGCGAGAACGGTCGAGTTGGCAATGGTTAAACGTGCAATGTCAAAAGCAGACCCAAACCTTATTGACGACGCATCAATGCGCGACGACGCGCGTGTGCGACTGAACGAGTTGCGAAGCGTTATTGACGACATCGAAGCCTACCTCGACGACGTCCGTTTTAACATCGTCAAACTTAACAACAACTTAGACGACGCCGAAGCCATTTGGGAAGGCGAACAGGAGTAAAACAATGGAAGAAGAAAAATCATTTTTGGAAGCCGTCATCGAGGAAAACAAACGCCTACAACAAGAACTTGCGGAAACGCGCCGAGCCGTCTTTTCGCTTGTTTTCGTCACGGCTCTTTTCTGCGCTCTCGATGCGCTTATTATCGTCAAATTTTGGCTCTAAACAAACACACAGCAACCCTATCAACCAAAGGAAACAAAATGGATAAATACGGAATTTTTATTATCTCGAACAACGTTTATGTCCGCGAAGACGGCGAAGACGACAATACAAGCTCCGACTTGCGCTCCATCATCGACGGGCTAAAATCGGTCAATCCCGACCTCGCCATTCAGCTCGACCTGCTCGCCGTGGACTGCTGGCAATTTAACCTTTTAATCAACCTGCAAAAATGAAACGCCCGCAGCGCAACAACTCGCTCGCCTGCAAAGTCCGCTTTTCCGTCAATTTGGAGGAGGACTTAGTGGACAAACTCGACGCCATCGCTCGCGCGACAAATACCTCGCGCTCCTTCGTCATCAACGACCTGCTTTGCGCAATGACGCAAGTCTCAGCCGCAGAATTGCACGCCGTTCACGACGTCGCCCTTGACGCGATGAAGAAAGGGATTCTCAGAAAATGATGCAAGTCCTCACAGTCATCGCCGTCACACTCGGCGTCCTCGCCCTTCCAATCGTCGCCGCCGTCATCGTTAAAATTTGCATATGGATTTTGAAATGAAAACTAAAAAACCAAAATATCCAATTGTTATCGCCATCGACCCTGGCGCGAGTGGGGCTTGCGCAGTCCTGCTCGACGACGGAGCGCGTGCGTGCGCGTTTCCGTTCAAGGGCGAGGCGGACTTTGTCGAGCTAATGCAGGACTATTCCGCGCTCGCGAAAAAAGAAAAGCGCGAAGTTCACGTCTTCATCGAGAAGGTCGGAGGCTTTATCGCGGGAAACAAAACGCCAGGGAGCGCAATGTTTAACTTCGGACGCAACGCTGGCTTTCAAATCGGCGTCTGCCAAGCCCTCGGTTTTCGCATCGAGGAAGTCCCGCCTGCGACTTGGCAAAAGTGTTTTCCCTGCAAAACCAAACGGCGCGAGAACGGAGCGCAACACAAGCGCGAACTGCGCGAATACGCCGCTAAGATCTTCCCCGAACTTAGACCAACGCTCGCAACCGCCGACGCGCTATTAATCCTTTACTACGCGATCGGGCAGACGAACTACCGCAGACTCCCTCCCGACACGATTTACGAAAAAAATCCCGTTCCCGCGAAAAAAACTCGCGCATAAATGGGCTACAAGCCCTGTCAAAATAAAAAGACGATAAATCTATCGTCTTTTTTTTGCGTCGCCTAATTCGCGCTTTTTTGCACGAACATCGCAAAACCGCTCTTTTGCGTATAAGATCCCAAAAAAGACAACGCCAACAAGGATTGAGGTCAGCAAAAAAACCGAGTTTGGAGGAAAATCCCGCTCGCTTGTCGTCGCAACGCTCAAAACAAATCCCCCGATAGCGTAAGAGACGGAACAAGCAATCCATATCAACGCATAATCAACAATCACGCGTTTCGCGCCTCGTAAGAAAATCCATAAAAATTTGAAAAGACGCGGGAAACGCTCACTCAATTTAGGCTTTGAAACACGCGGAATTAGATCCCGCTCTTCCTTTTTCCTTCCCGTTTCAAACTCAATTTTAATTCTCATTCTCGCCAAAATCTGTTCCCGCGTCGCGAAAATTGCAAAACAAAAAAGCCCCCAATCAAAACCGATTGAGGCTCGAAAAAAAACGAAAATCAAAATCTACGCTTGCCCGCGCTCTTCCAATTTCTTTTTCGCTCGGTAGGCTCGCTGATAGGCGTTCCATTTTGCGCGACGCGCCATCGCTCGCTCGTCTTTCGCATCGTTAAACCGTTTCGACGCCATCTTAAACTTCGCGACAATCGCTTCAAACTTCGTCTTGGGCATTCGCGCTCGCGCATAGTCGAGAATGATTTTGTCGAAAATCTCGCCTTTGCCTCGCAAGCTCGGATTTAAGGTTTCGTCGCAAAGTTTTAAAACATTAAGCATTTCAATCACGCATGGGGAACACCAAACCTCTAACTTCCTTCGCTTAATTTCCATAGGTTTAGCGGCATATCGTTTGCCTTTATTCACTTCTGATGCTGTTGCCATAATCTATTTCCTATTGTTTCCAAATTTAAAAAAAAAGTCTGAACTCGCGCCATTACAGCGCAAGCTCAAACTTTTCCTCGGCGTTAGCTAACATTTGTTTCAACGCGTCGAAACCTATTAGGCGCGAAGGCTTAATCCGCCCAACTCTTGGGGAAATGATCCCGTAGCCAATGAAATAAAGCCAATCGTCGTCAACTTGCGAAAAACACATCCGCAACGGGAATATTTGACCGTAAATTAAGCCAATCCTGAGCGGATTTTGCGTTGCGTAGTCGAACGGATATTCGCTTTCCCCTTCTCTGTCGGCATAGGCTTCCAAGCCTACGCAACATTCGCAAACAAGCCATTCCCTGTCGATAAAATCGCCATCTTGCGCCAAAATGCGTTCAAGCTGACGTGTTTTTGACATTTGGCGCAAAATCTCTTGACCAATTTCCCGTGAGCGTTCTTCAATGCTATCCATTTTTCGTTCTTCTTTCATTTTTGTTCCTTGTTTTGTTGTTCTTTTCGTGTTTCTTCGTCGGTTTTATCGACCAAATCGAAAATTCTGTCGTATATTTTCAGCGCGTTTTTTCTGTTGCAAAATCCAATCCATTCCATTCCGTCGCTTTCGTTCCGCCCGAAAAGAATGACGAAGAATTTGCCCGTTTTCCGATGGCGCAAGAGTGTTTTCCTTGCCCGACAATAAACGGAAACGGAAAAATCGTCGTCGTGTAAACAGAATGTCTTTAGACCGGTTTTTAAAAAGTCGCTTTTGTTGGCGACATATTTTTCCCAATCACGCTTTGTAAATGGCGTGATTATGGCTTCGAGGCTTTCAATATAATTTTCCATTTTGTATTGTTCCTTTGTGTTTAGTGTTTCAAAAATTCTGAAATTGTTTCGCGTTCTGATGGCGTCGCTTCTTTTGTGATTTGGCATTCCGATGGCGAAACGCTTTCAAAATCCGCAAAAACATAGGTAATCTTGCGAAAACTCGCGATTAAACGATTTTTTTTCATTGTTTTTCCCCCCTCTTCAGAACATTTTTTCACAGGCGAAGGCGAATGCCATCGCCTTTCGCGGATTCTCTGAAATTTCGTTTTCGCGCATAAAACAAAATCGCTCAAATTCAGCGACGGTCTTTCGAAAATTCGCGTCGCGCTTAAAAAGTTGGTCGAAGAAGTCGAGGGCTTCCCATTGCCCCGCTACTTCTTGCCCTTGTTCATGGCAAACCGTTAAAAATGCCAATTCTTTGAGGTATTGTAGTTCAAACTCTTGCATTTTGTTCATTTTGTATTGTTCCTCTTTGTGTTTGTTGTGAATAACGTGTGTTTGGTGTGAATTGTGATTAAAAATTAAATACATTTTCGCAAATGTCGGTTAAAATTTCCTCGACGACTTGTAAAAAATCGACAAACGCCGAGAAAATGACCGTGAAAATTCCGAACAAAATCGGAATGGCGAATACAGCCCAACCGCCCAAAATTAAAATGGCGGGAAGCGCGTTCCAAATTTTGTTGACAAATTTTTCGTCATCGTCATCATTTGCCAAGAATACAGATTGATTTTTCATTTTGTGTTCCTTTGTGTTTAGTGTATCCGAGGCGGGAACGACGGTTCATTTTGCGTTCCCGCCTCTTTTTTTAATAGTATTTTTTGTTAAAATTTTTCATCGCGTTGACTTTTCGCGCCAACGCAAGCCATTTGTTCAATTTTTTCGCGATTTTCCGCCAATTTTCGTTATTCGCCGAAAAAATCGATTTGTTATAATCGCGAAAATTGTAGATTGGCGACGCACGCCAAATGTGGCTATTGCCGACCATTAAATTTTTCGCATATCCGTCGTTCGTCGTGTATTCGCATTCCAACTGAAAATCGGCTAATTTTGACCAAGTTCGCCAATTTGATTTTGCGCATTTAATTCGCAAATTCACGCGATACTCGCGAATTTCTTCCGCATTTTTCAGAATTTTCAGCGCGTCTTTTGTGAGTTTTGCGCAAACCTCAGACAACATTGACAATTCCGCGATTGGGGATTTTGACGCGACAAAAAGTTCTTCGCGCAAAAAATCGTCATCGCGAATTAAATGGATATCCATTTTTGATTTTGCCCATTCGATGAAAAACGCGCCGACGATTTTCTGAAATTTTTTGTCGCGTTCAGCGAGGCGCGAAGCCTCGCTGAATTTTTTTACGACAATCAAAGCCGATATCTCTTTTTCGATTTTTCTCATTTTATTTCCCCTCGTTCTTCAGCTAACGATGGCTCGCTCAGCCATCCGAAGTAGGCGTCGCCATCGACGTCGCCGAAATAGTCGAGCCAAGGGCCGGTCGTGACGACCGACCAAGATACCCAACCGCCTGAGTATTCCGAGTTGTAGAGTTCTTGGCGTTCTTCGGCTCGCGCCTTAATCTTCGCCTCTTCGGTTTCCGTTTGCGCGATGACATACCAACGCGCTGTTTCGTTAGCAAAACCGCGAGGGCTATCTACAATTTTATAGATTTTTTTCATTTTGTTCCTTGTGTGTGATTTTTTTTTGCTGCGTGTTGGCGAGCGTTTCCCGCCTCACTTTCAACGATTTCTGATAATAATTTTCGCGTGTTTTTTGTCAACACTTTTTACAACTTTTTTTTAATTTTTTTTTTGACGCCAAGCCCTTTATTCATCGGGCTTTCAAGCCCGTGTTCCATTTTGTTCCATTCCCGCGACTTGACATTTTCCCGCCAACCAATTTCTTTTAAGACTGTTCCGCCGTTCCGCAAGCCTCACGGCGATGCCTCGCTCAGCTTTTCCGCCCCTATCACTTTTTCCGATTTTGTCAACACTTTTTTTTAACTTTTTTTTACAAAAAATTGTTGCGAGCAAGTCTCAATAACTCAGCCCAACGCGCCTCGCCATTCCTCGCCAAAAACTTTTTCAGCCATCTCGCCAAAACGGTTTTCCGCATTCCCGCCAAAACGCTGTCTTCCGTCGTCGCGTGCCTTTCGTGATTTTCTGTTCCCGCTGTTCCGCTTCCGCTCGGCTCGGCTGTCGGCTTTGGCGAGCCTACCCCCTTCGCCCGCCCGCGCCCGCGCCCCCCGCCCCCAAAAACGCCACGCCAAGACCGCAGCCGCAGTGTTGCTTGCCAGTGGAGGGGATTTGGAAGTCGTCCCAGTTTGTCCTAAGGAGAGGGATTGAGAAGAGGAGGAGGTGGGTGGTATTGAGGGAGGTATGGAAAACGTAGAGGGCAAGAAGGTGTTGGAGGACAAGCGGTGTGAGGACTATTGTCAGTTAGTGGCGAGTGGTGTTGATGCGTTAGAGGCGTGGCAGGTTTCGTTTCGGGACAGGTGCGGGTTGGAACGGTATAAGCGGACGAGTGCTTTGAGTGCGCGTGCGAAGTGTGGGAAGAGAGCGGAGGTAGTGAATCGGTTAGCGTGGTTGCGTTCTGAGAATGCGCGAGTTGCTGGAATGACGAGGGAGGAGAAGCTGAAGATTACGGAGGAAGTGATTAGGGGTTTGAAGGCGGATTTTGATGCTGGGGAGAGGGGGAAGACGGTTGGTGATTTAATGGCGGCGTTGGTGAGGCACGATGCGATGACTGGTGTTAGAGATGGAGGAGGGGTTAAGATTACGTTGGATTTGGGGAGTTTAACGAAGGGGGTTGATGGTCTTGTGGAGGCGAGATTAGGGTTGAGTGTAAGGAGTGGAGGGGAGAAGAGAGTTGATGGGGACGTTATAGAGGGTTGATTTATGGCTGGAAGGAAGCACGCTGAGATTGATTTTGGGGCTGGCAAGAATGCTGGTGTTAAGAGTATTAGTCCCAAGACGACGATTAACTTTGCGTATGTGAGTTATGCGTTTAAGAAGGGGTATAGATACTGTTGTTTGGAAGGGAGTTCACGTAGTGGGAAGACGTGGGCTGTGTTGCAGTGGTGTGTTTTTGCGTGTTTAGAGCCTAAGACGTTTTTGCCAGGGTTTGAGAGGGAAAGTTTGGAGGTATTGTGTTTAAGGGCGGATGCTACTACGTCGAGGAGAACGATATGGGACGACTTGACGAAGGTGTTAGAGAGTTGTGGGTTGAATGAGAAAGAGGGGATACGGTTCAATTTGAGGGATATGACGGTGTTTTTCCCGAATGGTAGTAGAATTGCGTTTGGTGGGGCGTCAGACCCTGGGAAACTGCATGGTGTTTCGTGTGATGTAGCGTTTTTTAATGAGGCGATGATGATAAGTAAAGCGGCGGTTGACCAGTTGGAGATGCGGACGAGGGTAGGGTTTATCTTTGACTGGAATCCGAGCTTGAATGAGCATTGGATTTTTAAGCAGGGGTTTGACAAGATTTGCAATTATGGGGCTGATGAGGGGGAGCTTGCGGGGAAGCCGAAGGTGTTCTATGCCCACTCGACGTATAAGGATAACTTGGAAAACCTGACGGCGGGGCAAATTGCGAGTATCGAGCAATACGAGCCGACGCCTGGGAACATGGAGCGTGGAACGGCGGACAGGCACATGTGGGAAATTTACGGGCTTGGAAAGCGTGGGTATTTGGAGGGGCGAATTATCACGCCTGAGAGGGTAGTTTTTATTCCAGAGGACGAGTTTCCGACGGCACAGCAGTGGGAGGTTCACGGATATGGGCTGGACTGGGGATTTTCGGTTGACCCGACGGCGTTTGTAGAGTGCGCGATTTTTAATAAAAAGCTTTACGTTAGGGAGTTGCTTTATAAAACGGGCTTGATGGCTACGCCTGACCCGACGTTGCCGACGGAGGAAAGCGTTATTGGGCATTTACAGGGGCTTGGAATTAAGAAACACGAGGTTATCGTGGCGGACAGTGCGCGTCCTGACTTAAATCAGGCTTTACGGAGGGTAGGTTTTTGCGTTTTGGACGCTTACAAGCCAGGGGGAAGCATCGAAAACGGGATAAATTTGATGAACCAGCGGCGTTGGTGCGTGACGGACAATTCGTTTAACGTCAAGTTTGAGTTAGAGAATTGGTGTTGGGCGCGTGATAGGTATGGACGGCAACAGGCGACGCCTGGGAAGAAGCATAATCACGCTATGGATGCGATTAGGTATTGGCTTTCAACGTTTATTGACAGCGCGAATACTATCCGTGTGGATGACAAGCCTGAAAAGACGGTAGTTTGGGGCTGTGCGCGGGACGTTTGGTGAGGTTGTAGGGGGAATTTTCTGTGCTTATTAGCGTTTTTTGGTAGTTTGGTCGGTTTTTGATAGGGATTGTCCCCCACTGTCCCCAGATGAAGAGTGGATTTTTTTAGAAAAAAGCTTGAATTTTATGAGTATGCAAGGGGACACCAGCGATTTTTACGAAAATATGCACGTTGCGGAAGCGGAAATGCGGGCGAAACGGGAGCTATTTTTGAATGTTTTCGGCTCTGATGAGGGGGCGGAGGTGCTGGATACGATTTGCAAGGAAATCTGCGGTGAAAACCGTGGAGTGTTTAACGAGAGTGCGACGCAGATGGCGCGATTAGCGGGACGGCAGGAAATTGCCGTTATTTTGCGTTCTATTATGGCTATGGCTGTAAGTGAGCGGGAGGCTAAATTGGCGGGCAAATAAGGGGCATTAAACGCGAGCACGGGGCTATTTACTTTTAACTATGGAAGAAACAATACAAGAATACGCGCCCACGGGGGAAGATACGGTTTCCTCGGTGGATAACACGGCTTCTGCTTCTAACGGGGCGGCGGTCAACGAAACGTCGCCGTCATCGGCGGGAGGGGTCACTTCTTTTTACGCGGAAACGACGCCTGCGAAGTGGACGGAAGCGTTAAAGGACGAGGGCTTGCGGGCTAATCGGTCGTTGGCGAAGTTCAACGATGTGGACGGCTTGGCGAAGAGCTACGTGGAGCTGAGCCGCAAACTTGGGAGCAAGGGCTTGATGCCGTTGCCTGAGGGGGCTACGGCGGAGCAGATTGCGGCGCACCGTGCGTTGAAGCGCGGGGAAAATATCCGTGAGCCAGCGAATTATTCTTTCCATGCGTCGGAGGCGGAGCGTTCGTTTGCGCCCGATGTGGATAACTTTTCAAACCTGCTCTTTGACGCGGGTTGCGATGATGAAACGCACTCGGCGGTAATGTCGGCGGTTTTGCGCACGGCGAAAGCCAATTACGACAAAGTGGAAGCGGAGGGCAAGGTGGCAATTGCGCAAGCGGAAGAGGAAATGCGCAACGAATGGGGCGAGCAATACGCGGTCAACCGCAAGGCGGTGGATTTGTTTATGGGCAAGTTCCCTGAGGTTAAGGCTATCTTTGAAGAAAGTGGGCTTATCCACGTTCCTGAAATTCAGCGAATGATTTTCTCGTTAAACCGTTTGACGGCGGACGGGGAAATTCGTTTCCAGCAAGCGGTGGAAAAGAGCTATGACGACCGTTTGAAGGATATTGAAAACAGCGCGGACTTTAAGAACGAATGGAGCGAGGGGCACAAGGCGGCGAAACGCGCTTGGGTGGACTTGCTTATGAAGCGCACGTCGCAACGGCGGTAAGATGAGCAGAATTTCAACTTATTCTAAAAACAAAAAACTCAATAAAAACATACAGGGGAAAATACGGAAATGGGCGATAACAGCAAAGGTTCGGTTTACAAAGCGTGGTGGGAAGACATCCTTGCGCTTAAAAAAGCCATCGGCATTAGTGTTGATGGTGGTGATGATAACGGAGGAGGCGATGAAAGCGGGGAGGACGCGAAAACTATCCTTGAACGCTTGGAAGCCCTGGAAGCGGCGGACGTTGCGGCGATGCACTACAAAGGCACGGTGGCGACGCAAGCTAACTTGCCGACTGCGGATAACGCGGTAGGGGACTTTTACAACGTCACGGACAGCTCGAAGAACTTTGCTTGGAACGGTTCGTCGTGGGACGACGTGACGGGGATTTTCTCGGTCTCGACGGCGACGGACAGCGTTGCTGGTATCGTTAAATTGAACGATGTCATGAAAGCGACGAAATGGTCGGGCGACGGCAAAACGTGGATTGGCTTTAACGAGGGCAACCGCATTTTGAACATGAAACAAAAACCGTTGCACGGGGTTTCGAAATTCTCGTGGGACGGGGATGCGAATTTGGAGTTCCCTGCGGTTGCGAGCGGAACGACGGAAACGATTGCTACGGAGAGTTTGGTTTCGACGGCGAAAACGGAGTTGACGACGGCGGTTTCTGACGAAGCGACGCGTGCGAAAGCGGCGGAAAAGACGAACGCTGACGCGATTACGGCGGAAACAACGCGGGCAAAAGCGGCAGAGGCGTTGCTTGCGCCGAAGGCAAGCCCGACGTTCACGGGAACGGCTACGGCGGCTACGTTGAAAGCCACGACGGTGAATGTTTCGGGGGCGACGAGCACGAGTTCTTTGACCACGACGGGAGCGGCTACGGTAGGCGGTGCTTTGACGTGTGCGAAGGGCGCGACGGTGACGGGCGACTTGAAGGTAAACGGGAGCACGACTTTAGGGGACGCAAGCACCGACAAGGTGGCCGTGAATGCGACGCCAACGGTTAACGCACCAGCAACGTTTGCGAAAGCGATTACGGGAACGGTTGCCCAGCACGTTTACAACGACGGGAACGCGGATTACAACGTTGGCGGTGGTCTTGAAGTGAATAGCGATATTACGGTTGCATACGGCAAGCGCATCTACTTCACGGACAGCGACGGCAAGGCAAGTGGCGCACTCGTTTATAAACCGACGGGGACAGGAACAAACTCAGGTGTCGCTGGTCTTTCCTTCCGTCTGAACGGTGGCGGGCTTAACACCGATAAAATTATGGTTCAACGCTCACTTTTCTCAGAATCCGACGACGGGGGCACTACGAGTAGCAAAACGAAAGGCATCGTTTTTGGTCCGTATGGAGTTTATGGCAGTATCAACTCTGTCGAACTCGAAGGAACGGCTGATAAAATTCTCAAAATCACGGCGGCGGATGGGGGACGTATTACTCTCAAAGGGTTAGTATCGGACGGCACGTCCATTAACGGCGAATATGGAGGTGTTCTCTTTGACAGTTCGCTTAACGTCGGCGACAACAAAATCTATTACTCGTCAAACGGTATGAACATTACGTTCCCCGCGTTGATGGAAAAGATTTCTACCCTTGAAAGCAAGGTTGCGGCTTTGGAAGCGGCGGCGAACACAGGAGCTTGATGACTTTCCTACCGCTTAACGGCGGTGGGGGTTTGGTTGTTTAATAGGGTTGTTTAGGCATATGAGTAGGGGGCGGCGGGCTTAACCGCCTGTTGCCCCCGAAACAATTTTAAAAAACAAAACATAGGAGAAAAAAACAAATGAGTTTGTGGAAAAAGATTACGGGCAAGAGCTGGGCGAAACACCGTATGGCGGTGCTTGGCACGGTTGGCGGGCTTGCGCTTGGCGCGGTCACGGCGGGCGCGGGACTTGCGCTTATGGCTCCTGCGGCGGCAGGTGCGGCGACTGTTGGCGGTGCGGCGACGGGTGCGGCGACGAGCACGTTGGCGAGTGTTGGAAGTGCGATTGCGACTAACGCGGCGGCGATTGGCGGCGCGATGGCGGCAAATCCAGGTATAGTGGGTGTGGGTGCGCTGTTAGGGGCAGGCGCGGGCGCGGCGTCAGGGTCGCAGGCGGACTCGATGAACGAGCAAGCGAAGGCGGCGGAACGGGCGGCGGAAGCGGCAGAGAAGGCGCAAACTGCCATCAATGCGCCCTCTGCGACGGCGGAGGCGACGGCGGAAGTTGGCGCGACGGCGGCGGAGAACGAAGCCTTGGCAGTCGACAAGGCGAAGAAGCGTTCGCGTTCGGGGACGCAACTTACGTCGGGTGGCTCTACGTCGCTTGGCTAATAAACCTTTTTGCGAAGGCGCGTGAACTATGGACGACGGCGTTGCGACTACACTCACGGGCGTTGCGAATATGGCGTTGGCTCTCATCGGGAATAACACGATTGAGAGCCTTGACGATAGCAACGACGGCGTGGCGAAGACGGTGCGTTTGCTTTTAACGCAGACGCTCCGCGAAGTGCAGTCGCACGCCTCGGCTTGCTGGGAAGAGTTAGTCAAGGAACGCGATTTAGAGTTGCGCAACGACGGTATGGAAACGCCAGCGGGCAAGTTTGAATACAATTTGCCGTTGAATTGCTTAGGCGTTCGGGGCGTTTATGCCGACAAGGAGTGCAAGGATATGACGCCGTGGGAAATTGTCGGGGGCTTTTTGCGGACGCAACGTCCAGCGAAGGGTATCCGCTACTTGGAATACTCGGAAAATCCTGCGGAATGGTCGCCTGAGCTTTTGGAGGCGGTGGTGGAGTTGCTTTCTGATAAGCTTTTAGGGGCTATCGGGAAAGACTTTGCAACGTCGCGCAAGCTGATTGAGACGTTTTGGCAAGTTTCGTTTAAGCGGCAGAGCGATAACCGCACATTGCGGTCGGTTCGTAGTCAAGCGGGCAACGACGGGCAATACAGCCGTTATTATCCGAACGGGCGGCACTCGTATCAATTTTAAGAAGAAAGCGGGAGGGAAGCATTTAGAAGATGGACGGACGGCGCGTTTTAGAAATTTACCAGCGAATGGTGGACGTTCGCGGGGATATGCCCGACCTTTGGGACGAGGTTATCCGTTATTGTTTCCCGCAGGAGCATAGAACGTATGCGTCTTTTGGCGGGAGTGATATTTTAGAGCACGGGGAACGGCGGACTAATCCTGTTTGCTCGTATCCTGTGGTGTTTACGCAACGGCTCGGAAGTGCTATCCACGCGAATGCTTTTCCGTCGAACGACCACTGGTTTCAGTTTGCTATGGAGGGCGAGGGTCGGGCGGCGAGCAACGAAGAAGAGCTTAAAGATTGGTGTCGTTTGGCAAAGGATATTACGCATTACAGAATGCGCTACGGCACGAATTTCTATCAAGAGAGCCACGCCTTGATGGTCGGGCTTGCGGCGTTAGGCACGGGCGCGTTTTATACGTATTGGAAGGAAGGCGGATTGAAGTTCCGCTATATTCCTATCCATCAGAATTTTTATATTGATGCTAATCCCGACGGGGAAATTGATATGGCGGCGGTGTTGCATAGCTACACGGCGAAAGAAGCCATACAAGCCTACGGGCGGGACAAGGTTTCGCCTGAGGTTTTGCGGGCGTTGGATAGCAACCTTGGAACGGGCGAGCGGTTTGACTACGTTCAATTGATTTACCCGAAGGCGGTCTTTGGTGAAAAGTATAATCCTGCGAAGGGCGGGAAGCCTTACGGGGATATTACGGTGGAAAAGCGGACGGGCAATGTGGTCGCGCTTGCCCAGCAAAGTTCGTTCCCGTTTGCCACGCCACGGTTTTTACGCTACGGGAACGAGGTTTACGGGCGGTCGGCGGCTATGAACGCGATGCCTGAAATTAAGGTGGCAAATGCGCTCCGTAAAAACCTTATGGACGCCACGGCGCGTTCGGTTTCGCCCGCCTTGTTTATCAATTCCATCGCGGGGCGGAACGTTTCGGTGGAGGCGGGCGCGGTCAATTACATCCCAGGTTTGGAGCAGAACTCGGTTTGGAATTACCCGTCGCCGACGAATTTCCCTGTCGGGAAAGAATTGCTTGCCGATGTATTGGAAAGCTTGAAAGGCGCGTTCTATATCGACGTATTTCAGGCGGTCGAGCAAGGCAAGTATATGACGGCGACGGAGGTGACGGAGCGCACGCGTCAAAAGATTGAAAGCATCGCGCCGATTGTGACGCGTATCCAAAAGGAATTTTCGGAGCGGGTAGTTTTGCGGTGCTTGGATTTGCTTATCGAGCACGGCGTCGTCCCGCCACCGCCGTTGAAGGACGGCGACGAATTGCGCTTGAAGGTCACCTTTATTTCGAGCTTGGACGCAATGTTGCAACAGGGCATCGCCGCAAAAGCGATGAATTTTGTAAACCAGCTTGGAATGCTTGGGCAGACGGTGGCGCAGTTGCCTGACTTGAATAACATTTTGAACGTTGACGCGATTTCGCGTGCGTTAGGCGACGCTAATACGTTGCCAGCGAGTTTCTTCCGTCCGCAAGCGGAAACGGAGGCACTACGGCAAGCACAGGCGCAAGCGGCGGCGCAAGCCCAGCAAGCGGAATTGCAAGCCCAGCAAGCGAAGGCAAGCTCCGACGCGGCGAACGCTAACTTGCTTTCGATGCAGGCGGCGCGGGAAGAACAGAATTTGTAAACCACGGGAACGAACGGAAAAGGGATTTAAACAATGGCGGCATATGATTGTGTAAAAGGTAAAAGCACGAACGGCGGTTCTATCACGCTTTCGGTAGGATTTGAGCATACGCAGAACGAGTTGCGGTGCTTGGCGATTAGCCACGTTAAAGACGAATACCAGTGGAAAGTCGTTGATGCGGGCAAGCTAACGGCGGCGGGAAGCGTTTACACTTTGGCGTATCCGTTCTCGACGGCGGGACAGCCGTGGTCGTTGTATATTTGGCGGAAGACTTCGCGCACGGACGACGTAGAATTTACGGGAGACCGCATTCCGATTGAGGCGATTATTACGAAGCTGGTCGAGCTTTCCGACAAGGCGGACGAAACGGCGCACGAAGCGGAACGGGCGGTTAGAACGCCTGAATGCGACGGGGACGCGTTCCTGCCCCCAAAAGACGTCCGAGCGGACGAGATTATGGGCTTTGATAGCGAAGGTCGCCCCGCCGTCGGCAAAAACGTTAAGGGAGTCAAGGAAGTTTACGAAGCGCGAGACGAAGCGGTCGCGGCTAAGGACGCGGCAAAGGAAAGCGCGGAAGCGGCGGCGAGTAGTGCAAGCAACGCACACGACAGCGCAGTCAAGGCGGCGGATAGCGCGATTGAAGCGAAAGACGCGGTAAGCGATACTTACAGCCTTATTTCGGACGCGCAACAGGCGGTCGATAACGCAACGGAAGCGGCAAACAATGTTTCGTCGCTTATTGATAGTGCAACGGACGCGGCAGAAAAGGCAACGGAAGCGGCAACGAGTGCAGAGAAAAGCGCGAAGACCATCACGGACGCGTTGGCAACGGCGGAGGCTGGTGGGCTTGTTATTGACGTTCCCGAGGCGACGACGCTTGTTTCGGGCAAGGTTAAAATTTCTACGGACGAAACGCTCGCGGTTTCTGAAACATCGCCCGCGCTTGGTCTAATTGGCAGGAACGCGGACGGGCAGTTAGTTGTTCCCATGGCTTCAACGGAACAGGCGGGCGTGGTCGGCATAGGCGAAGACTCCGCAATTCAACTTGATGAAGACGGGAACTTGACCGTGGAGTTCGCGCGTGCAACGACGAAGGAATACGGCGTTATTAAGCTCGGAAGTGATACTCGCTTAGAAGACGTGGACGATGACTTGACGGGGAATGCGCCAGTCCAGCTTACGGCGGACGGGAACGCGGGCGTGCGGCTTGCATCGCTTTATCAAACGGGCGTGGTTATGCTCGGTTCGCGCTTCCAAGCGATGAATCAGCCTCCTTACCTCGTGGGCGTTGGCTGTTCTGCGAACGCGGGCAAGGTCGGGCAATTAGCCTTCAACCTTAAAGAGGGCGGGGCGTTGAAATACACGCATATCCCTGGCTACGATAGCGGCGAAAATACGCGCTACCACATGTATGTGGAAAACTCGAAATGCGGGACGGCAAAGACCGACGATATATACAAGACGGAGTATTCTTATAGCTATCCAGGGCTTGTTTGTTTGACGGATACGGTTATCGGGAGTAGCGACACGGTCTATATCAGGAATTGGAGTGACGACGAAATAAGCTCGGTTGTGAACGGCAATAGTGTTGCCCCGACCTCTGCGGCGGTAAAGACGTATGTCGATGCGGTTGCAGAACGGATAGACAAAGACATCGAATCGATAGCGGGGCTTGATTTGTCTGCATACCAAAACCACATCGCGGATACGTCGCGCCACTTTGTGCCATTTGATATTGTTGATGAAGACGGCGACCCGACGCAGGTGTTTTATATTTCGGGCGAGGCGCAGACGGTAGAGCTTACGGTAAACCGCTATTTGCAAATGCTGATTAAGCCTGAAATTATCGCTGGCGACACGTGGCTAACGCTTGATGAAGATGCGGCGACAAAGTTTGTAAACGAAGGCGTGTTGAAGTTTACGGTGACGGCAATTAACCCCGAGCAAACGGAGCGAAGCACGTTTATTTCAATACGTTTTGCGCAAGGGGCATACCCGATTGAAGTTGTCCAGCAACGAAGTATTGGAACGACGGATATGTCGGACGAGCTTCTTTCGCAGGACGACGAAATTGTTGTAGAAACTTACGACGCGGAAGATAGCGAGGAGGGCTAACCGATGGGGTTTTCTTGGCGTGGTTGGTTTTTTAGCACCCGTTATACCGCGTGGTCTGAAAAGAAGGCTCTCGCTGGCGGTATTGAGACGTATAAAAACGGCTACGAGATAGGGGTGGGCTACGACGAGACGGGGATTCATGGCGACCATATCGGAGTGATAACGTATTTTAAGCAAAACTGCGACAGGTGGGGAACGCTTGCGCCGCAATACGCGACGAACGATTGCGAGGACGATTGGGTTCTTACGAGTGCTCGCGGCTATAATCATAATGTCAACAACAGATCCGTCTATCTTGTTCAAGATGGGAAAACCGTCACGAGAAACATGTATAACGAAAAATGCCTTTATAAAATAGATTATACTATTAACAAGGGCTTTTTAGGCACGGCAAAATATACGGTAGGCGAATACCTGTATTATTATCGGTGGAGAAAAATGAAGGATAAACGGAAAAGCGAAACGAAATACTCCACGTTCGCTTATACGCAGTGGGTGACTGGTGTTGGTTTTTCTTCGCCTGTTATCGTTCCGCCACACCGAGCTGGGGATAAGACTTTTACAATTACAGCCGACCAAGCAAAAGAGGCGTGGTCTGTTAAAACCGTTGATTATATCGATAAGACGGTAGAGTTGCATAAGTATGCGTCTTACGACGTGCCGACGGTTGCGGTTAGTGGCACGAAGCTGACGGTCTCGTTTGGAAACAATAATTCGCGGTATCACCTAATGCACTACATCTATTGCGGGAAGAAAGTGTATGGGCTGATTGTCCAGCGCGGGGAGGCAATTTCCGTAAACGTTAGTGGCGTGATGAAGGTTAAAGATGGATTGAAGGTGTTAGCTCCAAACGGGCTTAAAAGTGCGCTTTATTTCCATACGCCTTCTTGCCCTAAGTGGAACGGGGCAAACGTTGATGTCACGAGATACGACGAAAAAGGGGATAAATACACAGTAGCCACTGAAAAATATAACTATTTCTGCCGCGTCCGTTATGACGGCGAGGTCGTAAAAACCGAGTATAACGAGGATACCCACGAGGGCGGGGAAGTAATAAAGTCTGCAATAAATATTGGGAATTATTACGACTATAATGATGGCGGGGCAAGCACGTGCAGGGATTTCTTCGGCACTATTCTCTTACGATTGCAAGACGAGGATTATGGTGGCTGGGGGGAAGACCACTATAAAAAAATCACGGTTGAACTTGTTAACTCAACGCAAGGGAGCGACGAAGTAGAGTGGAGTCGGGATTTTTATTTGACCGACGAATCAGTCGTTAGAAAAAAAATCCTTGTTCCGTATCGCCATATTAAAGACGTGTTTGTATTCAACGTTGCGGTGGGCGAAGGGATGGACGGCAACGGCGGTGTGGTGACGGCGGAGGCGCATAATTTACAGTTTAGAATTTCCGACGACGGCGCGGTTTACCTTACGTCTTGGGACGAGAATACTACCGACGAGCCTGTCGGGGCGCGGATTGTCGGCTATGCAATGCAAGATGACGGAACAACCGTTCCGCTGGACGTGTCGGTGATTATCAACCCTTGCCGACGTATCCGTATTCCTGTTTATAACAAACACTTCAAGGGAGGAGGCACGGCAGTAAGCCTGTCGCTCGGAGATTACGGAACGTTTCGCGCGGATAGCAAAGGGCGGATTACAATTCCAGCAAGGGTGCGCGGTGGCGATGACGTGTTCGCGGAAATACGAGTGGCTAAAAACGGGAAAACGGCAAAAACGCATATTCGGTGGCTTGCGAACAAATACGCATATATGTCGTATAACTGCGTGTTAACATACGTCAACGATGGTTATTCGGCAGACGACTTGGAATTGGGGAAACGCCCCGTAGCTCCAACATTTAAAGTCGGATATAACGGTTTCGGCGATGTTCTCGACGGGGCGACAAATACAAACAGCGTCTTTTTTACGTTTGACTTAGACGATATTAGCTGGGAGGCAGGTTTCGCGATAGACCTTCCATACACTCCGTATATCACATTTGACCGTTCCCGTGGTTTTACGTGGATTAGGCGAAGCCGACCAAGCGGAGATAAGTATGACCATTATGTTTCGGGGAATAGCAACTATGTCAGTTTCGAGGGCGAGGATGCCGTGAAAGGCATAGACTGCCCCACTATTGAAAAAGCACTCGAAGGCGCGAAAATCGCAACAAATAGTTTATACACTGGAATGTTCTCGGCTCTTTTCGAGGTATCGGTGTGTCGCGATGCGGTGATTGCCTTTGGAGACGCTGTGTCAACGCTTACGCGCCGCAAGTTCACGGAGCTTGGCAAAACGGTGCACGTGGAAGAGAAAACATCCTCAACGGAAGAAACGCAGGAGAGAATAAACACGCTCAGGCATGTCGTTATGTCGTCAGGCGGGGTAGAGGTTAAGTCCTCCGATAGTGTCGATGGAAAATATGATTTTGGCGTAAGAAAGATTGTTCGTGACGTAAATGGTGGTTATAGACAGGTGTTCGCGCCGACTTCGTGTCTTGAATGTAAAACGAAATTCGGCATACAAGAATATGGTCTCTTTATTGAGAAAGCCCCGCACTGGCTTGAATCGGATGGTGTTGAAATAACTCGGCGCACGACAATTCCGCTGGTGTGGATGATTGACCCCTCGACGGCGAAATCATTTTTTGAGTTTAGCGTCGAGAGGGTAGAATACGGACAGCAGCGCAATGACCCAATTTATCTTTATATCAAGTTTTCCCCGATAAATATGCCTAATGTTTCGGCGCGGATTGTCGAAACGTCGGATGAAGGTCTCACGCTTGTCGACGATTCTTACAAAAAAGGAGAGCTACGGCTTATCTTGAATTGGAAGAACGAGGATTATCCAAAAACAGCGACGCTTGCTGTCACCACTTACAACATTGAGCTGGCGTATTTAAAAATCAAGATAAACGGCAGATGGTCTAATTTTACTTACGGCGACTTCTACACGGGCGCGGAGACGGACGACCCTGAGCCTTCCCCTGAGCCAGACCCCGACAACCCGTCGGGCGGTGGCGACGGCGATGGAGATGACGGTGGCGATGGTGGGGACACTGGCGACGAGGGCGGAAGTGGCTCGGGTGGTGATGGCGACGGCGGAGACACTGGCGACGAAGGCGATACCCGCTGGGCAGAGCCGACCACGCTTACCTTTACTGGCGACGGAACGTATTCTTGGAATTACACGCCGACCACGGCAACGGATATTCACCCGTTTCTTCGTATTACAAACAACGAAGAAGGCGTTTATTTAGACGAAGACGAAGGCGAAGTTGAAGGCGGACTTGGGCTTGTCTATTCGAATTGCTCTGTTGCAGACGGCGTTTTCTCCATTAGCGTTTCGCAAAAATTTAAACCCGCCATAGAGGTTGAAGAGCTGATTTCCACGACGGAGTTAGACAACCTTTCTATTAAAATTCCTGCCGACACGGATAATGCGTTCGAGGTTTCGGCGGAGAAAACGAACGTTTCGAGTGGCGAGACGGTTCGGTTCACGAGCGCGGTTGATGCATTTAGCGAAGCACCGACGCTCCCGACGGACTGGGGCGAATTTGGAGTATCCACGGGAACGACAGACGACGGCAAATATTACGCGGACATCACGTTCCCCGCGTTCAGTGGGCTTTATCGCAACGCTTATATCCGTTTTTGGTATAACGGTGTGTTTTACCCGATTAGAATAATGCAAACACCATCATAGTTCCTTATGTCAGACACGACGAACACGAAAGACTTACGGCTTATTCCCGCGCAATACGGGGACGCGGACTGCGTTCTTCTTCTTACCAAGAACGGGGAGGAGGGGAAGGTTGTCGCGACGTTGTATGACGCGGCGACGAAGAAGGTTTTAACGGTGATTAACAAAACGCCGTTCCCCGACGGCTGTGATTTAAGCGGCGTGAAATACGTTCAAAGTTTCGACGTTATATTCTTTGTCGAGCCTAATACGTATCCTTGCAAATTTATCCGCGATAACGACGATACGGGAACGGGCTATGTTTGGTCGTTCGCGAATTGCGATATTATGCCCGAGCCGTTGCTGGATTGGAATTACAAGAGCGAGCACCAGCTAAGCTGTTTTGTTTTGCCTGACGAAGACGTAAAGGTGCAGGGGACGAACGACAGCGGGACGTATTCTTACTATCCTGCGGGAACGGTTCGCAAGGGGACGTCGGATACAAGTTCGCTTTACGTGGCGAAGATAGACGCGCCCGTTGAACAGCTTGTGACTAACACGAAGTATTACTCTTCCTATACGGGGGCGACGGGGATTAAGTGCGCCTTGCAAGTGGACGGCACGAATACGAATAAAAACCTTGCGGCGGGAATGGTTCTTGCGTTGAAAACGAAGGCTCGGCTGGAATACGACGCGGACTTAAATTACGACGATATGCCTGTCGGGACGAGTTATCCGACGGCAAATCCTTCCTTTGAAATGGACGAAAAACTCCCGTCTTTGAAGAGTCAAAACGGCTCGAGCGAAGAATTGCGTCCTGATAGTGGCGGTGGGGCAGGCTGGTATTCGCCGTGGCTTCCCGTTCGCGGGAAAGTGACGATTAAAACGAACGGCAAGTGGAGCGGCGTTATCCGTATGCAGGAGCTTTCGGAAACGGGCAACTTAACGGAAATAGCGAAGATTGAGTCGAACAACGCGGCGAGCAACACGGAATTGTCGCGGGACATCACATCATTTGGCTCGGCTATCCGTCTTATTTGCACACGGCGGGAAAAAGCGTATTATCTGCTCTCGTCGTTGGGCGGGAGCAACGGCGATACGATTTACGAAAAACGGCTCAAGCAGGACTCGGGCTGTCAAATCCAGTTAGTCAGTGCGGCGGAGCGTATTGTTTACTTGCGGCTGTTGGAAAAGAAACGGCTCACGAGTGGCAAGCTTGTTTGGGTATGCGAGTGTTTGAGTGGCTTTTTTGGGGATTTTGAAACGGACAAATACGCGTTCGGGGCGTGGTCGGAGGAGAATGGCTATCCGCGCCACATTGCAATTTTCCAAGAGCGTATGGTTTACGCGGGCAACCTTGCCAAGCCGATGACTGTTTGGCTAAGCAAAACGAACGACTGGGGCGACTTTGAATTAGGCACGGACGATAGCTCGGCGATGAGCTTTACGATGTATTCCGAGAAATACGACGAAATTGCGTGGATGAAGCAAACACGGTCGGCGATTTCTATCGGAACACAGCACGGCGAATATACGTTCGGGGATGCGAACGGGGGCGTGGTGAAGTCAACGAATGCGCGGTTTTTGAATACGTCGAACGTCGGGGGCGAGAATATACCGAGCGTGGTCTTAGGGGACGCGATGTTTATTGTAAAGAAGGGCGGAACGGAAGTTCACACCGTGGCTTACAATACGTTGACGGAAGAAAGCGCGGGAACGCAGGTTTCTATGCTCGCGAAGCACCTGTTTGAGGACGACCGTATTGTTGATATGTTTGCTACAAAAAGCCCGACAAATACGGTTTATTTGCTTTGTAAGAGCGGGAAAATGGTGAGCCTTACTTACGAGCCAGTGTTTAACGTTGAGGGCTGGGCGCGGCACGAAATTTTAGACGGGCTTGTCGCGGGAACGACGGTTCGGCGAAACGGAACAGACGTTCTTATCCTCGTGGCAAAGAAGGACGGCAAATATATTTTAGGCGAGCTTGACCCGACGGAAGAGAATATTTGGACGGACGACGGGGTAAACTACGAAAGCGTGTTAGAGCCGACGCCGTTGGTTTCGGATAACTACGAGGGCGGTGTTTACGGGCATCGGACGATATTTGCGGGGGCAGACCTTTACGTGGACGAGGGCGAGCGTTTCTGGGTAAAACTCTACGGGGGCGATGAGATGCGTGTTGACCTCGGCTTTAACTCGCAAAACAAGTTGAAAAAGTTTGAACGGGAAAAGAAGATAGAGTTGAACGCGAATACGGCGTGGCAGGACGAGGCGGGTATGGTTATCCGCACAGACTACCCCGCACCTCTCACCGTCACCGCCGTCGGCGCAAGGGTGAAGCACGCGTAA